CAGCACAATCAGCATCTTTATCATTCTCAAAGAAACCCGCCCCCGTGTAATCATCTGACAATCTTTGATCGAGTTCATTCTTTAAACTCGAAAACTGAGATTTAAGTTCTAGAACAAGGAGAGCATCAACCTGTTCGTATTCCATTTCAATAGTATGTTTCATTTTGTTTCCTTTGGTTTATCATCAATAATTGGCGGTATAATCAGCTGTGTATCTCCGCACCCCATAATGCACTCTTTCTTCTTAGCAAAGAATTTATCAGTACTCACACACCCTGATAGCCAAATTGCTACCAAGGCACTTAGGAGGAGTTTAATCTTCATTAGCTGCTACCACATACTTGCCAAAGCGATCAAAGAATTCTTTAAAGTGCTTCAATTTATTAGGCTGGAACGGGAGGTTATAGTTTGTAATTGCTGTACGTGCACCCATTACAGTCATCTCCGTAGGGAAGAAGTCCATCATAAAGCGGAAGAAGTTATCTGCAAGCTCGTGCCACTTCTTGCTATCCTTTTTTCCAAACTTGTCATACGCATCTTTGAGCTCGTAGCACATACCAATAGTAAGAGCATATTGTGCGCTGATCTCTTTAATCTTGCACTCTTTAACCTTGCCTGCAAGGATGTCTTCTGGATTAGGCATGTCCTTGGCCACCTTGCGATGGATCATAAACTTAACGGCAATACCTTCACCAACGCTACCAGCAACCAAATCAGTTAGCTCGTTGTCTGATATAGTTTTGTCCTGTAGGAACTCACTTACGAAACTCCAGCTACGTGGTGTAGCAAACGAACGTCCGCTTGACCGTGGATCAAAGTCACACAAATCTGCTTTAGCAAACGAGCAGTACCCAACAACGTCTTCGTGGATACGATTGGCTACAGCCCAATCCAACCAGCTCTCAAAATCTACACGCAATTCCAAGTGAACAAAACGGTTAGCAAGCGGAGTAGGCATACGATACGTAACACCCTTGTCGCTTTCACGGTTACCAGCGGCAATAATAACAACGTTGTCTGGCAATTTATAAGCGCCAATGCGACGGTTAAGAGTTAACTGGTAGCCTGCAGCCTGTACTGCTGGTGCGGCACTATTAAGCTCGTCCAAGAACAAAATAACAGTTTCGTATTCAGCGGCTTGTTCTTCAGTAGGAAGATCTGATGGTGGAAGCCATTGCATCTGTCCTGTTTCCATATTAGGAACAGGATAGCCACGCAAGTCTGTGGGTTCAAAAAGAGCAACACGCAAATCAATTAGCAGTGTTTTGCCTAGAACTTCGTCATCTGCAATCTGTTGCATAAGATCTGACTTACCGACACCTGGCAAACCCCACAAAAATACTGGACGTTGCAGGCGCATTGCCCGCACAATACGAGATTTTGCTTCTGTGATAGTAACTGTACGAGTGTCAATTTGTTCTGCCATTTTCTCTCTCTCTTTAATTTCTAATTATTACTCAGTATAACATAGGCTGAGCTATTGTCTACCGGTTCTGAAAGGTTAATCCTCACGTTCGCCTGTGCCGTAGTCAATTACTACTGGGAAGCGAGGCACGCCATCGTTTGATAGCTCAAAAAACCTGCAAGTTACCCAAGTAGGCTTGATCTCAGCCTCGAGTAACTGCTTTAATTGCGCTTGCGAACCCCTTACACCGCTACTAAATGTGCGCCCGTCTCCAAGTTCTAGAACAAATCGTTTAGCATAGCCTGTCCATGCTCCCTGCCCTTCTTCAACGCTCACTACTGCAAACTCTTCTGTAGTGAACTCTTTGCGCTTGAGCAAGCTCTTGCTACGCTTGCACTGGTATACAGCGTCCTGACGGATCATCTGACCTTCATACCCAGCCTGTGTGTATTCTCCGTACATACTATCAATGTCTGCTGGTGTATCACACTTTCTGGTCTCAACCAGCACAACTTTATTATAATAAGAAACATCATCAACAGCCACATTACTAAACAACCACATAGCACGTTCCATGAACAGCAAATCTGGCTTATTGTAGTCATACATGTCATAAACGTGGTATTCAACCAGCTCTGCACTCTCCGCAATCTCTTCTGGACGACATTTTACTTTGCGTACCAGGCTAACAATTTTCTCAAAATTTGCTTTAAGTTCGTGATTATAAAGCTCACCGTCTAGGACAATGCTAGGGTTGGCTTGGATAATGTGCTTAACGCCTTCCCAGATATGCGGGCAACTGTTGATGGGCTTGCCACTGCGAGTGTGCATGCCATTCTTATCAATTACACAACGTATACCATCTAACTTGGGTTGCGTGTATCCGCTATCCACTGGGGTCTTTGTAAAGTCATGTGCCAGCATGGGCTTAAACAGTTCATAACTATCAATATCCGCCACGCTTGCAAAATACTCTTTGTCTGCTTTTTTAGTCCATTGCGCCTGAGCTTCAAATTCTGCTTGAGTTTTGGCCGTGGTAGCATTTGAGCGACCTACATTTTTAGCCTGTGATAGATTCCACACGCTTGTGACTTTCTCACCCTCTACTAGGCCGCTGATGCTACGGATACCAGCCACGTCATCATTATCATATCCAACTTCCACAGTCCAAATACGAACCTGGTCTTTTGAATCTCTTTTATAAAGTGACTGCAATGCTGAAACGTTTTTCATATTAGACGTTCTCCTTGTTAAACTATACATTATAGTAACACATATCTACAATTAGTCTACCGGTTCTGTCAATAAAAAAACCCCGTAGGGCTTTGTAATCTAATGTCCTCTTATGCCATATGCGGGTGGCCTGGTCACTCTAGGTATAGTATGCAACATAATAAAACTACCAGCATCGCTTACATTTTCAAAACGTATATCAGCTTCTTGTAAGTTACCCCACCTTATGTTCCAATGTGTATTTTCTGGACCATACGCCTGTGTCATAAATCGGATAAATTCTTCTCTTTTGGTGTCATCCAGTTTCGTATTGGCTGCCATTTCAAAGATAGCATAGGGAAACCGAATGTTAAGTAAATGTTGCCATTTGCTTCCAGAAAGTGATTTGGTATAATTAAGTTGAAATTTTATATCCATCAAGAAACTTTTGAAAATCCCCGTGCATGCAAGCCCAAAAGTAAACCTTCTCATCAAATAGGATTATCAGAGGCCAACGACCTAATCTTACATAATATGGACACTCTAAATGTTTGTCCAGGTCCAGTAAGAACTTGAAGTTAATTTGTACTACGTGGTCATCATCCCATAATTTAATATCGTATTTTTCTAAGTTGAGGTTAGAAACTAAACAATTATAACCAGAGTCAGTTAGCCTAAGTCCACCGTCAATGCGAACATTCTGCCAAAAGAAAACAAGTTCTGATCCAGTTGGGATGCTGACATGGTCTAAGTTTTTAATAAAAATATCGGTATATTGTTGTTTATTCCGCATCGCTTGTAAGTGGTGGGAATACTGTTTTTCCGCTAGATAGTATAACGACAGTAAACTCTTGTGTTTGGAATTTTGTGTTAAGCTTCTTACAGAGGTTAATTGCATGTCCTGGATTACTAAAGGATACCTTCTTGTATTTGGGGCCAGGGTAACTGGTAAGAATATTATGAGACTTCAAGTTAATTGGTTTTTCTTTAAAGAAAACACTCCATATTCCATCACTTGCTAATACTTGATCAGCTTTGTACGTAATCTTGTCTACTTTTTCAAGTAATACATTAGGCTTAGGTCTACTCATTTTAATTCTTCCAGTATTATATGCTACTATTATTTATCATACAATACTAGGGAATTTAAAAAGAATCTGATTGAATCTCTAATTCTATAACATCATTAGACTGAAGCTCCATAATTTTTGCTTGTAAATCAATGGTGTAGGCAAGTAAGTTTTGATACTCACGTGCTATACCTTGTGCCTCTGCTCTAGGTACAGTAATATTCTCTGAATTAGTACCAGCGCATCGGTTACAAAAAGATTCTAGGTTGCCAAAGTTAGGCCTCCTCATTAGCTTTCCTTACATGCTCTTGCATTTCTAGTCGAGTAGTATACGGCCCTTTAAATTCATTGCGCCCAAGCGTCAGAAGTTTAGGACAATATGATGGTAGCCAACCAGTGGGGAAGTGAATGATATAATATCCAGCACAGAAAAAGCTCTGGCTCTTGGGAGTCTTAGTGTAAAGCGGAAGTTTACGCTTTAAATCATATATGTCATTATATGGCTTCACTTTACACGGATAGCCGTGTACTGTGTTTTCAGTTTTTTCGGGTTTCTTAGGGACACTAACTTCCATAGCAGTGGTTAGCTCAATGCCAAATTGATCTTTCAGATCAGCAATGGTATTACACTTCCCCACGCTCTCACCATTCATCGTAACAGTTATGTCGTGACCCTTTCGGATAGTCCCTACCTTTTGTCCATTTTCTTCTACAATCCAAAACTTATTTTCAACTATTGGTTTAGCCTGGTACATTATACCCTCGCTGTAACCATTCGGCATATTTTGTAACATCTTCTGCAATCCTATTCAGTTCATATTTGCCACAGAACTTGAGAAACTTAGCACCCACCATCGGATTCTTTTTAGTATCCATCTGATCGCGCATGCTATTATCAATGTATGCTTTAAGTTCTGCAGGTTGTGCCGTTAGGTCAACTAACGTACGGTTTCTTTCGTAGTCGTCTAATACACGATGCTCAACGTCATTATGGTCAGTCCAACGTTGCAACATCATATTGTTCCAGTTAAATCCTTTACTAGAACGGTCGTCAAATGCTTCTAGTAGTCCTACTTTGTTCTTAGTACCTTTCTTGCGCACACCAGGATATGCACTAAACACATTGTCCGTTGCGTCACCTCTCATGCACTTCTCAAACAATAGCCACTCAGGGTCAATTGTTTTAAGCTCGCCTGTCTTCTTGTCCTTCACAGGCTTGCCGTAATCGTCAAATACACCCTCGAGTGTCATTGTGTGGCCTTGTATACCGTTGTACTGATTAACATTCTTACTAACCAACTGCACGAAGTCCGTGTCACTACTAACAATTACATGATTATCATCAGGGTGCATATGTATGAAACGAGCAATAATATCATCTGCTTCTGCAATCTCACATTGCAAGACACTACAGTTTGCATTGTCTTTAAGGAACGTAGTTAGTTCGTCGTATGTCTCCCAGAATAGTTTATCTTCTTCTATCTGCTCATCATTAAGTGCTTCACGTTTTACTGCACGATTCTTCTTATATGGCTCGAAAAAGTCCTTGCGCCAGCTTCGTCCCTCTAATGCAAACACCACATGGTCAGCATTAGCAATGCGCCATGCTTTATTAACACATCCCATTGTAATATGCATGGAGAACCCTAATTTTGTCCATGTATCGGAGTGTTTGTGTGCGGCGTATCTTGCTCTAAAAAACGTATTCGCAGTATCAACCAATAGATATGTTGTCATGTTTTCCTAGCACCCTGTGATGTTACTGTTTGCGTTACGATCTTTATTGTACTACTGTTATCTGTATTTGTCAACCTAGGTAGGATATGTTTAGCCCAAGCAGAGTGCGCATCACGGCCGTAATGATAGCTGTCAGGGTTAACTGTGTTAAACCCGTTTTCCTTTAACCAATGGTAATATGTTCCGTTTAGGTTATATGGCTTCACATAACAGTCATGCCAGTCTCTGGGCTCTTCAGTAAAACAGTTAAACGTATTAAAGAATAAATGTTTTATTTTACGGTCGTATAATTCCAAGTGTAAGTCATGTATACGAGTGTGCCAATCCTTCTGCTTTTCTTCCAGTGCCTGTGGAGTCTGATCTACTACCCATTGCTTATAGCGATCACTTAACTCTTCTGGGACTGCATCAGTACCGCTCGCAGTTAATTGATAATGAGTGCCTTTATGAAGCCATTCTTCACGCTCCCATGTACTCCAACCAATAACGATTACCGTTTTTCCTTTGGGAAGATTAGACAGAAACTCTTTAGTTTTTCTCATTATACGATCGTTACTACTAGCACTTACCGCTTCACAAAAAAATCCAGCGTTAAGTGACGATGCTAGTTTATATCCGTATGATAGTTCTATGCATTTTGGATGAGCAAGGCCTCCCAAATGAGAGTACAGTGGATCGTCATTAGCAAAGCAACACCCTTTATATAATTCGGCTCCTGCACTATGACTATCACCGTTTATATAGATGTTCATCTATATTCAGTCCGCCCATCACCAAGATCACTACTACGTGTTACCATTGCTTCGTCTTTCTCGTAACTCTCCATAACAACGTGTCTACATACATCTTGGAACCAGCGATCAACCATGTCATTCTCATCACTATCACTGTAACCAGAATTACGTAATTGATTGATAAAAAATTCGTTCCAATCTAATTCAAACGCACCATTGCCTGGATTCTCTGGATCAACTTCAATGTTTAGTACACTAACCCAAGGCTCTTTGGCCTCGGTGGCAATCTCTTTATCTGATTTCTTCTTAGGTTTTGGTTTGGGCTTTGGCTCAACTTTTGTTGCTTGCCCTAGCCCAATTGCTTTCTTAGCATCATCTAATAAACCCATTCTACATGTTCTCCATTCTTTACTTCCCAGTCAGTTATTCCAGCTGGTGTATTCATCTGTAATACGACACTTGCCGCTCTAATAGTATGACCATGTGAAACAATAATATATGGTAGGTCATTCTCTTCTAAATCTTTCATAAACGTAGCAACTCTTCCAGCAACGTCTCGGAGGGATTCGCCATCAGGCGCGGCTTTATTCCAGCCCTGCCTAACGCTAGCATATATTTCCATATCATTAAGTGACGCTAAAGTTAAGCCAGTCCACTCACCCCAATCACGTTCTCTAATCATGTTGTCTATGGTAACATCATTATCCCATGAGGCGTGTTCTTTAATAATCTCTGCGGTATAAAAACATCTCCTGAGGTCACTACTGTATATGCCAGCAACCTCAGGATACTCAGTAGCAATGCGTTCAGCAATATCTTTAGCTTGTTGTTTGCCTAACTCAGTAAGTTCAGGGTCATGCCAACCAGTGGCAAGCCCTTGCTCGTTGTACTCACTCTCACCGTGTCTTACCCAAACTGTTTTCATTGATGCTTTCTAATCCTGTCTACTAGATCAAGTTCCCCAGGAGTTTCCGAAGATGTCGACGTGGAGTCTTGCGGAGTAGCGGTATCCCTTTTGAAGCGCAAGGTCCGCGACCACCTTCCCGTTGTTGAAGTAGCTGTCAGACGTGCCTCCAACAGGCATGATGTAAACCGGTGCGTTAACTCCAGCTCTCCTATACACTTCCACAGCTTCATCAACTTCAACCACATCCACTGAATCAGCCACCACAAATTTGAAATAAAGGTGGCTATTATTAATATTGCTGTATTGATATGCAATATCAGGCTTAATAGCATCAGAACTAGCATGTCCTGAAACCGATAATTTTGGGGAGCAACTGAATGTAGTGTGTAATCTCTCATTATCGTTGAGATACGATTCGAAATCCCCGCTGAGAGCTTGTGTAGTATTCGTCTCGAATGTAACATTTTGTAAATCTTTCATACGTGGATGGTCTAGCAACTCTGCATACGCACGTTGCCATCCCAATAAAGGTTCACCACCAGTAATGACCAGATGTACATCCTGTCCATTTTCCAGTGTCCAACTTCCTGTTGGGGTTAGTTCTAGTAATGCATCTACTAAACCTTCAACGTCCGTGTCTGTTTGTAGATGTTTAAATGATGGGTGCCAAGCTGCATAGCTATCACACCCAACAGTAACGAGGGGTAGCTCTTTAATGCTATTGTATTTGTCAATATCATTAATAATAGCATTAATCTCTGGTTCAGCAGTAGCATCGCTATCCCTAGCAATGCCAAACTTAGGACAAGTAAAATTACAGCCAAACATACGAAGGAATACACTGGGCACCCCCATAAAACGGCCTTCACCTTGTACAGAGTAAAATGCTTCTGTGTATCTAACTTTCATGTCCGCCCCTAAATTAGTTGGTTAAGTTTTTCGATCATCTTTTCTTTTGTTTCACGACGATCTAGTTGAATGCCTTTTGTTGCTGCCCATTCGTCGATAGCTTTCTTAGTCATGCTTTCGAAGTCAGGAACAGTATTATTATTCCACCATTTTTTAAATATTTTAAACATTAAATTCTCCATCTTCTCTGTGGCCAATTCTCATAGCCATATTACTTGTTGTTTCACGTACTTCAACTTTACAACACCAAACACGATGCTCTTCACTATAATCCGGAAGTAGGATAGTATTGCAATACTCATATAAGAAATCAGCAATACCCTCACAACCAGTCTTCTCAACTTCTGTAATCTTAGCAAGGCCCAGTTTACCCAAGTTAAGTAAATGTTCTCGTTTTGGATCATCTTCTGCAACCAGCAACGTATGATCAAACCAATCTTCTAAGTTATCTTTTAATGGACGTAGTCCACCAAAGTCCATACACCAGTTACGTGCATCTAATGTGTCACACTCGAATTCAAAGTGAAAGCTGAGTGCATAGCCGTGAATCATATTACAATGACTGTCGGCTCTCCATTGGCGATATGCTACTGGTCCTAGGTGTGTGTAAGTCTTTGTACTAATATATTTTGCCATTTTTATACTCCTTGGTTATGGAGTGTGCGGAATTTTTTAAGAGGGGCGAACACGAAGTCCTCTTTAATATTAACTATTGTACTATATTTATTAATCAGTGTCAACATTAGTCTTCCACCATTCTTCATATGGAAATACAATCCATACATTTTCTTCTGCTTTGTTGACTTCAATGGATGAATATTGAACATCAAACTCACTGCTAAGATTATTAACTACCGTAGCGAAGCGAACATTATTGCCCCATACTTCTTCCCAACGTGCATTATCTGGTAAACAACCTGATGGCCAATCTTCTTTAATCCACTGGAATGTAGCGCCAGTGTCATTGATATCATCTACGATAAGTATATTCTTGCCTTTTCGTCCCGCTTGTTTTTCCCAGTCTGGCACACCAAATGCATCTTCTGCCATCCAGCAGTTTGACTCTTGGGTGTCGCCATCACGTAGTCTAACGTCTAGCGTATACATGCTTACTTCTAAATAATGACTAAGCATAACAGAGAGTGGTAATCCACCGCGGGTAATGCCCACAATATAATCGGGTTTAAATCCATCTCTCATCATGCCTCTTGAAATCTCAAGGCATCCTGTTTGGATATCTTTGTTTGTTAAATATAGTTTTTTCAAGATATATGTCTCCATGTTTCAATGTTTAAAAATTTCTTACACCAGTTGTCTTTAGAGTAATTCCAATTACTATCATACTTTGAACTGTGCCACATGAAGTTTTTCCATGCAATAAGGTCCCCTGGATTCTCCCAATCAATTACTTTCCTTACACTTAAATTCATCGCTGTTTTATCGTATACTTCCTTTACATACGGTACTAGAATGTCAGGCCTGTCATCATACAAGTCTTCTTCTATTTTCGCTGGATTGTTAAAAAATACTGTACCAGGAAGATAATTATCTTGCCAACTTAGCGGAATTAAAAATGAATATCCTTCTGTAAACCCATCTGCTCGAGCTTTGCGGATAAACTCTTGACTCCTAATATCAGTATGAGGCATGAATGGATAAAACATTGTTCTATGACTAGCTGAGTATATGTGAAAATCACCGTAGTCCTCTTTAAGTTTAGATACTAAACAATGAACAGGGCTGTGTGGGTCATCAAATCCCAAGTAGCGGTCACTACAGCCCTGTAATCCTAGTTGAGTATTAACCATATCGAAAGGCCCACCCTGGTCTGGAAACTGTTCTAGATATTCAATAATATCTGTCACGTTGTGATATTCTAGAGTGTAGCTAAGATCCTGCATTTGTCTATTATACTGCCGTTAAAAGTTAAAGTCTATATTCGTAGTTGTCTGTTTCATAATTCTCTTGTACCAATGTTGCTCCATTGCCTAAATGAAACCTACGTGCCATATCTGTCTTAGGACTTAATGTAATCACTCGTTTAATTCTAATATCGTTGAGACATTCTTCTAGTACCCTAAAAACAATACCTCTACCTGCCCTAGGCGCCATACTCCAAACTGTGTATGCTACGGCAATACTGCCGTGTTTCCCGTCAAGTACTGCATCTTGACTCATTAGGTCAAGTTCTGTTACAGTAGTTGGCACATCATTAGTAAAGGCAACGCATATCGCCGCCTTGTAAGTTGAAGCCTCTTGGTTCTCTACTAGCGCAAAAACCCTACGCCCAGGGCTAAATCTAAATTCTAGATCTAACTCTGGGCGGACGGGGTCCTGTCTAATGTCGAACTGTACTTCACTATAGTTGTCTTGGTTAATAGTGATTAGTTCCATTTTAATTTTAACTCCTTACTACCACTTTATATTAAATTTAATGCCTGCATTTACTTCATCTCTGCCTGCAACACCTGCGACATTATTGCGATGTTCTGCGTAACCTGCAATCGAAATCTTATCTATGTTATAACTTACGGACAGTCCCAGGTCGTGTTCGATGTTCATTGTACTTGCATCTGCACTACCTTCGTTAAATTGCACCTGTCCGTCAATTGTTCGTGCCGTGGGCACTTTGTAGTTCATCGACCCGCTCATTACGCTAAGTGGCTGACTTAAACTTGCACTTACTGTGAAGCCATTCTTAGTTTTATACCCTGCACCTAGTCCCCAACTACTACTAACAAGACCGCTGTAGCCTGTAACTAAGCTGAACTCTTCGGATGCTTCAACATTAGTGTATCCTAGTTGAGCATTACCAAAAGCAAACCAGTTGTTGTTAATATTATGATTGAGGTTAAGTCCTGCATACTGTGTAGTATGCGTGTCACCGACGCCCATGAAACCTTGTTGCACGTTATTAAGAAACTTCTCAGTCTCTTTTAGGAAACCTAACGTAGCCTTTAAGGAGGTGTCATCGTCCTTATAAGCATCAAATCCAACCCTAACACCCATGTCCCCGTCACTTTTTGCTTCTGGGTCCATTTTAAACGATGTGCTAATGCCCAACACCTCAGGCATTGCAATTTCACCTGCACGGGCCAAGTTCCAGTAACCATCGTACGACCCTTGTCCGGCATGCGCAATGTTTTCTGCTAACCCACCTGGGCGAGTATCAATCGCCTGTGTGTTATTTAGGTTAATCGAAAAGTCTCTTTCAAACTCGTCTAGCACCATAACATTACTTAGTGCTGCAAACGCACCGCTACCAATGTTGCCAATACCAGCACCACCACTTAGTGTAGCAATGTTTGAAATTTGTCCATTGGTACGCCCGCTTGTTGGGATACCAGTTGCGCCCACAGGTTGTGTTGCCTTGTCTAGATCTAACAGTCCTTGTCCATGTGTATGTACAGCATACCCTGGAAGGTCTTTATTGGCAGTAACCGTTAGCAGTTTAACAAGATTTTCGCCTTTCATGTGAGGCCACATCTGATGAACAACAGCAAGTGCTCCAGTAACAACTGGCGCCGCCATGGACGTACCACTCATTGTCACATTAGTGCCATCCTTGTATGCGCTTTGAATCTGATCACCGGGAGCGAGAATATAAAAGTCACTTGCCTTCGCGGCATCCTTGCATACGTTTGCACTAAAGTTATATGTTGCACAAACCGTACCAGCTTTGCTACTATAACTATCTATAGCATTGTTGGTCATATTATATGATCCTACAATAAGCATACGGCCGCCTAGGATTAGGTTACCGCTTGCATCTGTAGCATGAGCCATCTGTGCTGAGCCACTTACGTAATCTTTGCCAAAGTTACCAGCACTGTTAACTAGTACCTGCTCAGTGCCCAGGGCCGTTGCCCACTTCTTGGCTTCATCAACAGCGCCATTGTATCCATTTTCACCGTAGAACCAGTGATTACTAAAACTTACACCAGTGGTTCCTGTTGCTGTAATACTATTGCGAAAGGAACTATCCTCATTCCAGTTTGCACTTACATTGTATGCAATTGAACCAAGATCACGTGCCCATGCTGCACCTGATAGCGCACGTTGGAAACTATAACCAGTGCTATCAGTTACTTTAACTACTGCAACGTCTGCATCAAACGCAACACCATGAGTGCCTGACCCATTTCTACGTCCAGCGGCAATACCCAACACATGACTACCGTGTCCTACGTTATCATCCATAAACGTAGCATCGCCACCCGTTAGTGTGTTATATTGATGTTTAACTGCACCTGCTAAGTCGCTATGGTCCTTATCATATCCAGTATCAGCAATAGTAATCAAACTACCTTTACCAGTCCAACCTCTACTGTACGCTACATCTGCTTTAATAGCTGACTTGTAGTTGGTACCAGTTGAGCCATTGAACTCTGAAGTTCTATAGCTATTAACATCAGTGTTATACCCAGGAGTACGTGTACCCATGTCCACATGATCGCTGTTATTATCAATCGTATCAGCAACTGTTACAGCGTCCACTGTTGTGGCAGTTTCACTCATAACCTTTGTCCAGCTATCAGTTACGACTGTGTTATCAGTATTAGTAACTGTTACGGTATCACCACGAATAAGTTTTTCTTTCCCGTCAGTCCAAATTTGTTTGGTAACTGGAGTAGTCTTAGTCGTTGTGGTGGTAACAATAGTTGCTGTTGTGGTATAGTGTCGTGTAACTGTTACTGTCTTAGTAGTATCCACAGTTGCTTCGGTAGTCTTATCTTCGTGCACTGTGACAAATACTGGATCAGTTTCAGCTTCTTCAGTAATAACTTCATTAGTAATATTTTCATTTGCAACTACGTGCTCTGTTGTTGCCTCTGTAATTGCTTCAGAAACATCAACAATAACTTCGTCAACGGTCGTTGCATCAACTTGATCTGTATCATCCCAGGTAAATGTATGACCATCTGAGTAGGTGTACACTTTAATCTTAGGATAAGTTAGTGTAGTTGTTACTGGAGTCGTACTCGTCTTTGTAGTCTTACGAATATTATTGTGTAGTTTACTAGTGTCATCCTGTGTAATAGTCTCAATACGATCTTCATACACGTTGCCAACAGCAGTCTCGCCACGAGTAACTACGGTAACAGGAGTATTCTGATCTTCAACAGTGTATGTGATATTACTTGTTTTAGCAAGATCAATAACTGCATCAGCTGCATCTAGAGTCTGTGTGTTGGGGACTTCACGAATAGCACCTTTTTCTTGCTTTGTGGTACCATCACTAAACACATAGTTTGTAATATTCTGTAGCGTTACTGTCCATGTGCGATCATAAATCATCTTCTTGGTTGTAGTTTCTGTCCAAGATGCAGTACGAGTTAGCTCAGTTTGATCCGCACCGCCTGTAATAATCTGTTCGCTGTTGGTAATGATAGTTTCTTTGACTCTGTCTGGAGAGTTAACAGCGGAAGACTGGGCTACAGTAACACTACTAGTATTCGAACTAATAACAGTTGGAGTTGCTTGATCAAAGATTAATGCTTTTTTCTCATTAATAACTTTATCCAAGGATGCCTTATTATCAAGGAACTTAAACTTTGCCGTATCATATCCCTTGCCCTGTGTTACATCTGTGATCATAGGTCGCAGTTCGTCTTTAAGAAGTTTAACTACGGCTTCTGCCTTACGGAATCCTTCATCAGCAAGTTTAGCCCGTAGTAGACCTTGGCTCATTCCTGACTTATGCTCTTCCCACCCTGCAATAACATTGTCAATACGTGTAACAATGTCTCCTGCTAAGGCTTTATCTTTATCTGTAGGATTTAGGAGAGCACTAAGGGTCGCACTTGATTGTGCGAATGAAACTGCCTGTTCTAGCTCACTAATTTGTGCGCTAATAACAGCAAAGTTTGAGTTAATTGCAGGGCTAAGAGCACTCTTAACCGTTGATACTGCACTACTGCCACCTTGACATGCTGTAAGCATTGTTGTGGCGAGCAACGCTCCAGAAATTGTTTTAAGTTTCATAATTTGAACCTCTTCGTTAAAGTTAGTATTACTGCTCAATACGATGAACATAATACTATAATAACAGAGATCGCAGGTATGTCTACCGGTTCTGAAACCTACTCTTTATTTAACTCTTCCCAAGCTACGTAATGCTTTTCTATTTCCTTATACTTTTCCCAGGCCTCGGTGAGTTCTGGGTATTTCTTTACAAGTTCAGCGCGGTTATGGTTACCAGTAAATCCGTCGGAAGATGTAGAAGTTAAGGTAATGTTGGCATGTTCACCAAATCCAGTGTTTGTAATTGTTGATACTGTTCCTGAGTTCATTGACCCACTGCTAACAGTAATAGTATTATCGTAATTACCAAACTCTCGTTCTCTAATTGTGATACCGCCATCTGGAGATTCATATATCTTGGGCATTTTGGTTTCCTATATAATAAATATATATACGTTCATCCATAATAAAAGGACGGAAGTAGGCACTAGCCGAAGGAACGCATTCTTTTTAAAAGGAGGATGTGATATGGATTCATTTACACTATATCAATTTAAGAGACTTTATAAGCAGTATCGTCGTGATATGATTAATAAAATCTTAATGTCGAGACGTAAACCTCATTATATAACATTATAGTTTCTAAATAAAAATAGGGGGAACTTAATCCCCCTATATCTTTATTTACTTCTTTACCCGATCACCTAACCAACGTAGTAGTAAACCATAAGCTGGTAGGAATAGAATCAATCCTACAGCAATTTTAAGAACTACTTGTGATCCTGCAACTTCCACCCAGTTAGCTGACATATACTCGTTTGCTGAGTTATGAAAGGCTACTGCAAAGAATGCATAAGTGTCGATAATGTTAGCGGCTACTGTTGATAAAGCCGGTGCAGCCCACCACCAGGACCACTTTTCCCGAATATACTGGAACACATATACGTCAAGTACTGTGGCCACAGCATAAGCAGTTGCACTCGCAAAGCCAATACGTAAGGCTACACTAGTTGGCGCACCTTCTGCTAGAACTACTAGAATACTTGCAATAATCGCAAGTGGGTATGCTGCAAGGATTGTCTTACGTGCAATATCTTTTCCTAACAATCGTACTGTTAGGTCGGTTGCTAGTACTACAAGTGGAAATGTAAATGCAGCCCAAGTTAACTTAAAGCCTAAAATTTCTACTGGAATACTAACAATTGCATTACTAATTGTAATGACGATAACATGCAGAGCGACCAACTTTAGTAGCATTGATCGATCTACACCTTCAAAAAACTTTAACATTCAATTCTCCTGTTTAAAGTTATAGTTTTGCCCCTAATGAGCTTTTAAGATTTCCCAGGTGTGGTTCCAGTCACTAACGTGGCTTACCTGACAATCTTCTCTTGTCACCAGTCTTTTAGCAATACTATAGTCATTGCCTCCTGGTTCACACCTGTCACCAAAAAAGTGTACAGGCGATCCGTTTAAGTACTTTAGTACTTGTGATTTATCGCTTCCATTGGGAGCAACGTCAATTCCAGTTTCTCCGCCCACTGTTGCGCTAATGTCTGGAAATTGATTAACTATTTCTTGTGCGATACGTTGACGCTCTTTTGCAGTTTTATCCCACTCGTAATAATGTGTTCTTTGGTCACCAACTGCATTTCGGCCTACTATGCTAAAGTTAAGCATACCAGGACGTTCCTCTATATGATTACCAAATCGATGCCCGTATGGGCTATTTTCTATTTGTTGTTTGAGATATAACATAAGCGTTGGGTGAGCACTCCAATTATTCCTTGATAATGCTTGGCCGTTAATGTACACATCACTACCACTACAATTAAAACAATAGTCTGCTTTTTCAAAGACATCTTGCCCAACTTGCTCAATAGTCTTATCCACATCACTACCAGTGACTAGACTAAAGTTGGGTAACTGCATAAAGAATCGTTTGAATTCAGTATCCATAGTTCCCCGACTAGGCGTTAACGTGCCATCAACATCGAATAACAGTATCATTTACATACAAAGCTCTGCTGTAACTTGATATTATCCATAAATTCTTTTTTACATCCTGGATCATTATGAAAAGTACCACGTAATACTGTCGTCTGCGTTAAGCTACTGGTTGCCATAATGCCTCGGTTTTCACAGCAACCATGAGTTGCCTGTACGTACACACCAACATCACTACTGCCTGTAGCTTCCATTATTTCTCTTGCAATGTCATTACATAGTTCTTCTTGGAGTGTGCCACGCCGAGCACACCATTGAGCTAGTCGGGTATATTTGCTGAGACCAATTAATGTATCAGCGGCAATAATACCAATGTATGCAACACCGCTTACTGGCTGATGATGATGTGAACACATACTTTTAAGTTCACTACGCACTACCAACATACCATCATATCGATCATTTGTATGATTGGGAAAGGCAGTAGCATTTGGACGGGGCTCATATCGACCGCTCATAACTTCGTTAATATACATCTTGGCAAGACGTTTAGGTGTATTCTGACTATTGGGATCATTCTCTCTATCAATGATTAGGCTGTCCAAAACACCTTCAAACTTCTCTGTTAGTTCTTCAATAAGTTTTTCTTTTTCGCCATCTTTGATAAAGTCAGCAATGTTATTACCAGCCCAAAAGGGCGCACCACTGTTCTTTAGTCGTTGTTTAATTGTATCGGAAGTCTTCATTTATACTATGTTCCTTATTTTAAAATAGTGTCTAGCATAATCTTGCTGGACAAGTAATTGTTTATTAATATCTGTTGTTGATCTTTAATTAGTTGTTGGTATGTTTCAAAGTTGTCTAGTTTGTCCTGTATAAAATTAACTAGGTCATTACGATGATAAACAAATGCAGCGTAGTCTTCAGTCCATTCACTTGGGTACTTAAATTCAGGCAGATACATTTCACTATAACTACAACGATCAGGCACAACTGGAACTGCGCCTGTTAGCACTGCTTCCATAACACTAATACCTAAGTTCTCATGTAATGCGCAACTAAAGATAAGTTTACTCTGACCCATTTTAGCATAGTAGTCTGCTTTGTCAAGTTTCATCTTCTGTGTAATAATCATATCAAAAGTATCAGATAATGCTTCTGCTATTTCTGGTTGTTTATCAGCATTGTAGCGGTGCGGCCACATAACAGTATCTTGTTTATCTGTGCTTTGGTACTGGGTTAGCGAGTCAACAATAAGCTCATGTGGTTGCCCACTACGGATTGCTTTGTGATGATATTCTTCTGGAATGTTTAAGTTCTTTAGAAACATGCTTCTGTGGCTCTCACTAGCATAATAGTTGTAATCACTACTATGGAACCAACTAGTCTCAACATGACTAGGCCAAGGCTTTTGCATCTTATAACCCAATATATCACTAGGATCATAAGCACCAGCATGCCAAATACTATGGATCTCTACTGGAATTTCCAGTAGGTCACTCATATATTTAATTGGCGTAATAATAAAGTTCCAAGCATCTGTAATCAAAAACTTGTCTCCAGGTTTAATAGCGCCTTGACTAAACCAGCGACTGATAGCTTCAGTTTGTGATGCTTTATAAACATTCGTTGCACCAAAGTCTAAAAATGCACCCTCTGAAGTTTTATCTTCAATTCCAGCACCGTACACTGTGACTACTTTATAGTCTAAATTGCCATCAGTAATACGTTTCTCAAGAATCTTAGGAATATTATCATACCATTGTCGTGTATAACGAGCATCAATAGGTTCAATCG